CAGTTCGGACGGCGCTTCCTTGCATCCTTGAAGGAAACCTGAGAACCGCACTTCTGGATACTGCGGGTAGTAGCACATCTTGGCGTTCGGAGCATCGAACTCGCCATTGGGCGTGACCCAATGCCATGGCACCGGAATCTGAATGACGGGTGCCCCGGCCTTCTTCTTCTGCGACTTCGCAGGCGTATACGACGGAACGCCAAGCGGAAGAAACGACAGATCGGAAGGATCGTTGGCCAAGAAGATCTGCTGCTTTGAGTTGTTGTTGGGCACCAGACGTTTGACCCAGATGCTTTCGGCACCGGCATTGGTCAGCAAGTCGTGCACTTGCTGGATGTCTGCTCTGTCGAACCACTGCTGATCGTCATTGACATGGGTATCGCTCATATTTCAACAATACCCAGGCCAACGGCCGCATTATTGCATCGACATGACGGTATTAATCAAGTCCCGCTCCAGCGATGGCCAGCTGACGGGCTTTCAGGATCGCCTCGCCGGCCATTTCGGAATCGGACACCAGTTTCGGTTTCTCGCCTTCCTGCATGACCTTGAGGATGTGCGGGCGCATGATACGGGCGATCTCCGCGATGGCGGGCACGACCACCGAATTGCCGAATTGCCGGTATGCCTGTGTATCCGATACGGGGATTCTGAAATCATCCGGGTACCCCATGAGACGTGCGCATTCGCGCGGCGTGAGTCTGCGGGGACGTTCGTCTTCCTGCGCGACAAGGATTTCGGATCCGTCCTTGTGATAGCGGGCGGACAGGGTACGCGACACCATGTCAGGCGTTACCAATCCGTAGCCGAACCCGTGGCCCATGGCCTCATGCTTGGCCTTGTAATCCTGCAGGTACTGCCACAGGCGCGGAGTAAGCGTGTACTTGTCCTGCACCTTGTTATGCTCGTGGTCGAAGTACCGGTCGCCGTCCCATGGCAGATACGGCTCGGTGCCGTCGGTTCTATGCAGGATGTCGGCGAGCACGGGCTTATGTTCGGGGAACTTGAGGTCGTCCCATGTGAAATCTGTGTGTGAACGGAAGCCGACGATGTAGATGCGCTCCCTGTGCTGGGGCACGAAGTTCTGACCGTCGATGACCTTCCAATGCACCTCGTAGCCCAATTCGTTCTGCAGAGCGTCAAGAATGACCTTGAACGTGCGCCCCTTGTCATGTGAGGTCAGGTTCTTCACGTTCTCAAGAAGGAACGCCGCCGGACGCTTCGCCGCGATGATGCGGGCCACATCGAAGAACAACGTGCCCTGCGTCTTGTCACGGAATCCGGTCTCACGTCCTAGACTGCGCTTCTTCGACACGCCCGCCAAACTGAACGGCTGGCACGGGAACCCCGCGAGCACCACGTCGCAATCAGGGATGTCGCCTACATCGACCTGCGTGATGTCCCCGGCCATCGTCTCCGCGAACCCGTAGTTCGTTCGATAGGTACGTGTGGAGAACTCGTTCCATTCCGAAGAGAACACCGCGTGGCCGCCGGCCGACGCGAAGCCACGACGAATACCGCCAATGCCCGCGAACAGGTCGATGGTTCGGAAGTCGGTGCCGTCCTCGTGTGTGGTGCCGAAATACAGCTCGCGCAACGCAGGAACATATGCCGGCTTGCACTCAACTTTGCCCGACTCCCATCGTTCCACCGTTGAGGTAGACACCTGCAGCGATTCGGCAAGCTGGCGTCGCGTCATGGAACTGCGCAACAACTTGATAAGTTCAGTTGCCTCGTCGAAGCCATGGACGCTTTGTACGCTCTTGGACTCAGTTGCATTACCCATGAGGTAAGATTATAATTCAAAATGACGACATAAATTCCCAGCGATTCATCGTTTCTAACTACGATAGAACAAGTGTTCGATTCGAAGTCTACCGCATGGACCGCATGAAATATAACGCACTACTGTCGAGAGGTGTTTAGTGGTCAAGAAAACCGGACTAGTTAGGAAGCAATTGAAACCTAGCCTTCCTATAGGTGACACGCAACTCGTCTATGAAGGATTTGTGGAGAGGTAAGCATGTCTAGCTGCATACCTTGGGTAACAATGTCCGGCGATGAAATCGAAACAGTGGTTGCTGTCTGTTTATGCAAACAATTCCCGGACGCACAGCGGATACGGCCATCGCGAGGAGACGGAGGAATTGACGTTCGGGTCGATAATGAAGACGGAACCATAGATGTATATCAAATCAAGAAATTCGCAGTAAATCTTGGATCTTCTGAAAAGCGTCAGATCATCGAATCATGGAGACGTGTCAAAAAATATTGCAACGAACAAGGTTTGCGCCTAAAGAATTGGTATCTGACCTTACCTCTTGATCCGACGAATGAAAATTTAGAGTGGTTTAATGAGAATATTAGATCGAATTCTGATTTCCATTGTGCATGGAAAGGTCTGACGAATATTGAGGCATGGACATCTGCCATGCCCGAAGTATACAACTACTATGTCGCTAATGGCATGGAGACGGTAAATCAACAAATCAAGATGTTGCTGGATGCCGCTCAAAAGCCGGATTTACGAGACCCTAACGAACTTACGAAAAAACTGTTTGACGATGCCAAGCTTCTTAGTAGCATAGATCCGAACTATGCTTATTCCGTTCGCAGCATCAGCAAGTACGACAAAGATGGTCTTGTTTTCTTTAATCGGCCAAGACTCGTATATTCCACAAGCATAACTAATGGCGAAGGCTATTCCGTTGTCATCGAGGCGATCGCCAAATACAAAGCCGTTGCAGAATTTGCCCCCATAAAAGAGTCAGGCATCGTGTACGCCGACACTCCAGAGAAGAAGCAGGAGCTTCTTGACTTTAGGCAATATGGCACCCCTTTTACCGAAATGCCAATTAAAAACTTGGAAGGGGATCTACGGCTACCCTTGTTCGACGAGCCTCAAGATGAGGTCTTATCTCGCATTCGGCTGTTGGAACAAATCGACCCTCGCCCATTATCTTTGACCTTGGTTTCAAGGGATGCGCACATTGTCCTGAAGCAGAGGAGTCGCACATATGGTCAAATTGGAGCAGAGTGGACGGGAGAGGACGAAGCCCATGTTATTCATGCGCGGCTAAGAACGGAAGTCGATTCTCTTAAAACGACGTTACAAATAACTTTTCACTTTAATGCTCTATCTGGGAGCGAAGTTCCGTCCGCGTTCAACGCCGTGAATTTCCTCTATACTGCCGCGCAATCCAAAGATGTGGAATTGCAGACGATGGATGGAGAGCCCGCATATTTCGACCCTGAATGTTTGGACGCATATTTATTCGACCAAGAAAAGATTCATCCTTGGTATGAATTGCTCTCACTACTAAAGACCATTCATGATGCGGCATCTAGGGATTTCAGATGTCCAGACTTCGCAACGCTTAAGTCGTCGCAGGTTAGACGCTGGAAGGAGATAGAGCATCTGTTAAATGGAGAGCAAGTGATTCGCCATTGGGACACTCTCAAATTCACTAAAGATTCCAACGAATGCATCAGCTTTCCAACTGGCGTATATGGAATCTCGAAGTTGATCGTCCCGATAGGCGATCAGGATGTTTTCCTCGGCTATAGCCAATGGTGGCTGAATGCGGCTTCCATAACTGAATCTTCCGACACTAATAGGGAGTGCGTTCTTCATTCATCGGTCGACATATGCGACCTGCTTGTTGAGCACAGGATTAAAGCATTAAAACGTGAAGACAGAGATAAAGTGTCACGCATCTTCATTGGGCCCGTATTGGATCTGTCGGCATATCAACAATATGCGGTTCCCGTTCAGTAATAGATACAACGGGGTTTCTGGATCATCGAAATGATGATCCAGAAACCCCTGAATGACATAGCCAATTTACTCCAGCTTGTCTCTTGACAATTTCCCTTCAAACGCTTGGTTGACGAGCGTGTACACGGTCTGCGCGACGCCTACCACTCCTGCAAGCACGATGCCCCACGTATAGGTGCCGTCGAATCCACCGGTGGCGGCGATGGCGATGGTGCCGAACAGGATGGATGCCGCGAGGGACACGAGTCCGACGTATCCGGTGGGGATGTACTTCTTGAACGCCTGCACGAACGCGGGCACGATCAGTGCCACGAGCCCGGAAGCGAGGGTGGTTGCGGTGGAAATATCCATAGGTTTCTCCTTGGTTTGATGATGAATGTGGCCTCCAGCATGGTGCCGAAGGCCACGATGGTTGTGGTCAGTAGTGGAGCCACTGGCCGAGGTAAATGAGGTTGGGGTTGGCGAGGTTGTTCAACTGGGCGACGCGCCGCCAGCCATTGGCTCCGAAGATGCCGCTCAAGGTTTCGCCGCTCTTGACGACATGCACGCGATTGCCTGTGGCTGTGGATCCGTTGGTGGCGGTTGCCGTGCCTCGGTAGGTGACGATGTTGCCCGGATAGATCAGGTTGATGTTGCCGGACGGCACGCTCCACGCGGTCACGGGCCACAATCCCGTTCGCGCGGCGATGCCACTGATGGTGTCGCCGGAATGCACCCGCACGGAAGTCGTGGAAGCAGCGGATGCAGGTGTCACCGTGGAAGTTGTACTGCCGAGTCGCTGGTTGATGATCTCCTGCACTTTGACGTACTTGTCACCGAGGGCTGCCTTGCGGGCGTCGCCGTTGCCGAAGTCGCCTCGTATGGCGCGGTCCGCCAGAGCGTTCCAGTCGGTCGTGTTAACCTGTGGCTGCGGTGCGGGCTGGCTGGGCTTCGCGGCACCGTTGGGGTTGGCGTACTTGTCCCACTGCCAGGCTTCACCGCGGAACACGTTGAGATCCAACGGCCCGTTGTATCCGGGCAGTCGGCCGTTGGGCGTGTACTGGCGCATCGCCTCGCCATAGGCCCCGTACTTCCACGGGCGGGTCTGCCAGCCGGTGGCCGCGTTGGAAGCGTATTGCGCCACCCACAATCCGCACCTAGCCCTCACGTCGGACGGGATCTGCCAGATGCCGCTGGCCTGCACATAGACCATGGGCCATACGCCGGTCAGCGTGTGGATGCGTTGGACGAACTCGCGCACCCAGTTGCCGTTGCCCCACGCGCTGTTCTGATAGGACTCCCAATCCAGCACGAGTATCGCGCGGTTAACGTAGGAGCGTGCGTGGTTGATGAAGTGGTTGGCTTCGTCGGTGGCGTTGTTGCCGCCTGCGTAGTGGTAGAGGCCGAGTTTCTTGCCGGTGTCCAGCGCGCCCTGGGCTTGCGCCCGCCATACGGTGTTGACGAAGCCGGTGTTCTGGGTGACTTTGACCACGGCGAAGTCGGCCTGCACCTGACGCGTGATGTTGGCGGGCTGCCAGCCGGATACGTCGATGCCGTTCATGTCGGCCATCGCGGTCGGCGCGACCATGAACATGGCCAGCAACGTCACGAGTAATGCAGATAGTCGTTTGATGATTCGGGACATGCCGTTGTCCTTCCAAAAGGAAAGGCCTTCGCCATTGATGTGGTGAAGGCCTTGATAGTTGGTGGTTGTTGGGTTATGGGTTGGTGGGGTAGTTCCAGTCGTCGCTGTTGAGCCGTTGCCGGTAGTCGTCTGCTAGCTGCTGGTAGCGGACATGGCCTGCTCCGTTGCCACCGTGCTCGGTGTAGGCCTTGCCCGCATCGAGCTGGTGTTCGTGCTGCATACGGCTCATGGTGGGAAGGAACAAGGATTGCCGGTAGATTTCCAGTTCGAGTCGTCGTATCGCCGGCGACGCTTCGATGGCATGTTCCAAGTCCTTGCGCTGGTCGATCCGGCGCAGCAACCATGAGACCAGTGAGGCGATGGCTCCGCTGCCGATGAACGCGCAGAGAATCAAGATCAGCGGATGGGTGCCTATGACGTTGTTCATCGCACTTCTCGCACGTCGTCGAGCAGACAGGTGAATGAAGGCGAGCGGAGCTCTTGGTTCACGCTGTCATTGATGCACAGGTTGTATGTTGTCTGAGTTGTAGCGTCTCGGTAGAACTCTATGGTGACGTTGGTGGATAGCTTGATGGGGGTGATTCTTACTTCAACCCACGTCATGCCGTTGGCGAAGTTGGTTGTAGATGCCAGCATCGGTATCGCATGACGAGTCATTTTCGGAGTGTCATTGGTGAATTGGTAATCATCCGACAGCACCTGCACTTCGATGGGACCGGTAACGCTATTGCTGTTGTAATACATGTTGGGCGTGAATGTGACCAACGGATCATAGTAGATGCCCATTCCCCTGTAGGTGAATACTGTGGCGATGTTGAACGGTGAATCACTTATGCCGATCTGCGAATACCACCGGCTATCTCGAAGGGAGAGGGTGCCGTCTGAGAGCACTCGGATGTCATAGCCGGACTTGACGATGCCCGCCACGGTGTCGGTGGCTATGGGCACGTTGCTCGCATCGCCGGGATCGCCCTTAGGTCCCGGCTCGCCCTGCGGGCCTTGCTTGCCGCGCGGCAGTCCGAGCGCGACGATCATGTCGCCGTTGCTATCGGAGCTGGTGCTCACGGTCGGGGTTTCCTCGTCCAAGGCGGTGGCGGTCAGCTGGCTGATTTTGGATCCGCGTGGAATTGAGAGGTTGAGTTTGCGCTGCCAGCCCGTGCCGGTCATGCTGCCAGTGGCCTTCTTGGAAGGCACCAGCGTGGTGACGGTGCCTAGGGTCAGGGTGGCGGTGTTCACCAAAGTCTGAGCTTGGTCGAGCGTGTCATGCAGATCCTTGAGCGGATCCGCAATCTCCGATGCCCTTGGATTCAATCGACTGGGTTCGATGAAGATAGGAATGTTGCGGCTGGCGATGGTGTTACCGTCGGCATCCTCGATGTCCAGTCCGAGCACAGTGCGCTCGCCGGCCTGTTGCAGCAGCGCCTGCGGCACGGGCGTGGTGAAGGTGACCTGGCGCATGCGGCTGGCGTTATCCGTGTTGGTTTGGGCACTCATGTTCCTCCATCCGCCGCCGCTTGACGGATCCGAGGGGTCGCGGTTCCATGTGAGCCTCGCCGACAGGCCATTGAGATCGTCAACATCCTCGCCACCATCGGTGACGTTGAACTTCAGGATCCGCCCGTTCATGTCCCCGGCGTTGAGTCGGATTGGCGGCACGTAGTCGTTGGCGAGGTCGAGCGTGGCCTCGATGGTGCGGTACTTTTCAATCTCCATAAGATGGGTTCCTTACTGTTTGACGAACGCGCCGTTCTCGAATACCCACGTGCCCGTCGAACCTGTCAGGCTGATTTGTCGCCCAATGTGATGGCGAGATCCCCGTGTTTGAGCGTCGTTCCGTCGGCGGATTGCCGGACGGCTTGGGTGAGGTTGATGGCGGTGACGTAGGCTTCGTCCCAGTCGGCCTTGCCAAGGGTGACATCCGTGCTCGCCCGGTCCCATGTGGCTTGGTTCTGCGATACCGTCAGCGCGGCGTCGGTCCACGCATCCTTGTTCGCCTGCACGAGTTGGCCGGATTCGCTCCAAATGTCGCTGTTCTTCGTCACCGTGTCCGTCGCCGCATCCCATTCCGGCTTGCCTTCGGCGACGGCTGTCGCTGCGGTGTTCCAGTCGTCGGAGTGCTGGCTGACCGTGGAAGCCGCCGTATCCCAATCCGTTTGTTTGGAAGACACCGTTTCGGATGTGGCGTTCCAGTCGGCGGCGTTGTCGTTGACGGTGGTGGCGGTCTGGTTCCATTGGGTGGCGTTGTCCACGACGGTTTGGGCCACTTGGTCCCATTTGCCGGCGTTCTGGCTGATTTGCTGGCTGCTGGTGTTCCATGCGGCCGATTCGGCCACCACGCGTTCCAGGCGTTGTTCCGCCGAACGGTTGGACGTGGTGAAGCGTTCGATGATGTTGCCGATCGTGACGGTCGTCAACGCGGGGTCGAGCAGATCCTCTTCCAGTTGGAGCACGCGGCCCGCCAATCGAAGGTCGGGGGTGAAGGTCGTGTCCACGAGCAGCACGCGGTCGCCCAATCCCACGCCCTGCAGGTCGGTGCCGGATCTGGCGAAGGTGAGGATGTCTGCCTCGTAGCTGACCGTCGGCACGCTGCGCCGCTCCAATTCCGCCTTGGTCTCGTCGAGCAGTTGTTGTTTGTCTTCGCAGTCGGAGTTTTCGTAGATGCCTTCGGCGGGGTGGATCGTGGTCGTCGCCGTCAGGCCTAGGGTCACGTCGTCCACGTACATGAGGCCGGTGGGGTTTTCGATGCGGATGCGGATCGTGGTGCATTTGGCGTGGGTGGTGAACCGCCACGTGCTCTTCATCCATCTGCCCGTGTTCACCGGGCCGGTGAGGGTGATGTCGCTGGAGGGGTACGCGGTCACGTCCTGCGTGATCCGAACTTTGGCGGTGATGCCGGCGGCCGCGCGGGTTTGCATGGTGAGCTGGTATTGGGTGCCGCCCGTGACGGTGACGGGATCGTAGATGGCGCTGGTGGCGCACGTGTTGGTGTCGGTGCCCATGCGCAGCATGACCTTGCCTTCGCACGGCGTAATATCGCCGTCCTTCTTCACCAGCGCGTCGAGGAACGCTGCCGCGGGGCTGAACAGCCATCCGTCGCCGTAGGTGCGCTCGAACCCGCCGCCCTTGAGCATGTTTGTACCCACGCTTGTCTCGGCCGGTCCGGGCAATCCCCAGAGTTTGGTGGCTTCAGGGTCTTCGACGTAGGGTTTGCCGTCGTTGATGTCGCTGAAGTCGATGCGCCGTCCGTAGCCGCCGGTTTGCTCGCCGTTTTCGTCGGTGGTGGGCAGGCCTTTGCCGTAGCCGTAGAGGCGGGTCTTCACGCCGGTGGCGTCCACGGTGCGCGTCACGCCCTTCAAATCGTGCCCGTACTCGAAGCGGCGCAATCCCTCGTTCGATTGGTCGCCCTGGGCTTTCACGAGGTTGACGGCCCGATCCGTGATCCGCAGGTGCTGCGGATCCATGAGATAGCCGGAGGTGATCTCCAGCCCGTACTTGGCGGCGATCGCTTCGACGGCCTCCAATGCGGATATGTGGTAGAAGCTCAGATCCGCCGTGGTGCCGTCGTCGTCCACCATGCCTATCGTCCATCGTGTGCCTTCCAAGGCTTTCCGTAGGCATTGGGTGGCGGTGGCGCTTCTGTTGCGTTTGTCCTCGATGAACGTGTCGTCCAGTTCCTGGATGCCGCCCTTGCATACCAGGCTGGTGATGATCCTTGTGTCTTCGCGCCGGTGTTCTGGGGAGACGACGATGGTTTCCTGCAGATGGCCGCGCGGATCCGTGAACACAATCCGGTTGCCCTTGCCGATGCTGGTTTCGCCCACGCATGCCAGTTCCAGGCTGCGGGTGCCGTCCACGCTGCTGGTCCACTTCGCTTCGGTGACGCCGGTGGGATCCGGCTTGGGCGTGTTCCACCGGTCGAAGCACGCGAAACGCATGGGATTGTTCCTTCCGTTGGGTTATATGAGCCATCGCGGCGTGTAGGTGACGTACTGCGAATACGACTTCACGTTCGTCTTCGGCGACAGGGTGGCGCTGAACGTGGCGGGGCCGGGCGGCATGCTGGGATAGTCGTCGTCGATGGCTATCGGGATCGCTTCGCCTTGCCATGTTGTTTGCCGCTGTTCGCTGTCGAGCAGTAGCTCGTGCGTCTCGTCCCATAGGCCGGTTCCCTTGAGAGTGCTGTATGCGCGTACCGATTGGTTATTGACGGTAAACGTATGGGTCGTGGCCACGGGGGTCACGTCGTCCACCTTCTCGTCAACCAGCTGGTGCAATACCGGGTATGTGGGCCGGTTGCCGAGGATCCGCGCATGCACGGCCTTGCCGTCCAATGGCAGGTCGATGCGTTGCGTGGTTCCGTAGGTATGGGGGTCGGCGTCCAACGTGAGCGTGCACGCGCTCCACTTGAGCGTGCCCATCATGTCGCGGTTGTCCTCCCATGCGCCGACCGATAGTCTGCCGTGGAATTCGCCGTAATCCGTCAGCCCGCCGACCCGCACGCTGCAGCCGCCGACCAGTGTCTTGGCTTCGTTGATTTCCATGTGGTCGCCGGTCGCGGCGATCCGAATGCTGATTTCGCGGCGTTGCAATGCCGGGTAGCCGTGTTGATCGTCGAGGGTCACGTCCCAGCCGCCGGAACGGCCCGGTGCGGACTGGAACATGGTGACCGGCTTGGCGTCTCCTATGGTGATGCCGCCAGCCACCGCGAACACCGCAATGTCGGACAGTGGTTTGCCGTCGATGGTGAGGTGGCTTTTGTCGAGGTTGAGGCCCCGGATCCGATGCGTGTTGGTGAGCATTAGTAGCCTCTTGCCTTCCTGTTGCCGAGGGCCTTGTCGATGGTGGGCGCGAGCTGGCCGGCCCTCACGCTGGAGTCCAACAGCAGGCGCATCGCCGGCAATGTTTGCAATGCCTCGCTCACCGCCTCGATCACATCCTCCTTTGACAACCCACGTTCCGAAACTGGAACGCCGTCGGAAGGTTTGGATCCGTTGGCTTGGGCGGCCTGCATGGTGTACTCCACACCGAGCCGCGCGTCGAGGTCGAACGCCTGGCTGGCGGTGGCCTGATCGAATGCGGCATATGCTTCGCCGGCGAGGTTGGTGGCGGCGCGGGATACGAGCGAGTCGGTCTGGATGATGCCGTTGGCCATGCCACGGCCGACCATGAGGCCCACGGTGTCGCGCATGAGCTTGGACGGCGATGCTATGCCGAAGAAGCTCTTGACCGCGTTCCACGCGTTCCTTGCTAGGCCGAGGATGGCGTCCTTGATGGCGCTACCCGCGTTCATCAACCCGTTCTTGATGCCCTGGATGACGTTCCATCCGAGGTTGCCCCAATCCACCGAGGTCAGGCCATCCCATATCGCGCTGATGATTCGGGGCAGGGCGGCGATGATCTGTGGTATGGCTTGGATGATGCCGACGACGAGCTTGCCGAGCAGGGTGATGCCGGTCTGCAGGATCTGCGGCAGGTGGCGTGCGATGCCGTTGACGAACCCGCTGATGATCCCGGGCAATGCGGCCGCCAACTGAGGTATCGCGTCGATGATGCCCGTGTGAACCTCAGGAGCAGGTTAACGCCGGTTTCCATGATCCTGGGCAGCATGCCGAGGATCCCGTCGATGAAGCTCGTGATGATCCGTGGCAACGCGGCGACCAGTTGGGGTATGGCGTTGATGATGCCTTCGACGAATTTCGCCAGCAGGTTCAGACCGGATTCGATGATCCTGGGCAGGTTGTCCACGATGCCCTGCACCAGGGTGATAACCATTTGCATGGCGGCGGGGATCAATGCGGGCAGCGCGTTGGCGATGCCGTCCACCAATGTGGTCAGCAGCATGGTCGCCGTGGTCAATAGTTGGGGCAGGTTCGCGGTGATGCCCTGTATCACCGACGTGAGCAGCGTCAACCCGGATTGCATCAGCACGGGCAACTGCTCCGCCACCCATGCTTGGAAGCGGGCGATATAGCCGGGCAGGGTGACGGTCAGGAACTCGGTGACGTAGGTCTGCAACTGGCCGCCGAGACTCGTGTTCAACGCGCCCAACGCGAGCACCAGCGCGCCGAGTATGGCGGCTAGCCCAAAGTATTTGAGGAAGTTCGCCGGGTTGAAGAAATTCAGGAACAGGTTGCCGATACCGGACAATCCGGCCTGCATCGGCGCGGCCAATGTGGTGCCGAATCCCTGGAACGCCGTGCCGAACGCGCTGGTGACCGGCGACAGGAAGCCTCCCACACGCCCCGCCAACGCCTGGAACGGTGCCGCCATCCGGGCTCCGATACCACTGATGCCCTGTTGCAACGGTAGGTAGATCTTCGAGTCGAACAGGCCGACCATCGTGGTGCCGATGCCGGAAAGCCCGTTTCTGGCGCGGTTGGCCATCATGCCGAAGATGCCGCCGAAGTTCGCGTCCGCAAGTCCGAGGGCGTTGCCCCAGCGCGTGCCGAGATCCGTGAACAGGCCGCCCGCGCCGGAGACGACTCCACGGATCTTGCCCATGTTGCCCGACACCAGCGAGACCAGCGTGCCGCTGCCGTTGCCGGCTGCGGTGAATACGTCGAGGATCTGCGGGCCGAATTGGCCGAGCATGGTGAAGCCGCCGAACGCGCCGATCAATAGGCCGACATGCTTGGCGATGTCCTGGATGGTGATGGAGCCATCGGCCATGCCGTCGGCGAAGCGTTGGATCCACGGCGTCACCGTCTGCACCGCGTTGGAGAGTCTGATGCCGAGCTTGTCGGCCAACGGCTCCAACGCCGTGTTCACCTTGTCGATGGCCGGGGTGAGCACGTTGAACGTGTCACGCAGGGCGTTCAACGCCGGGGTCGCGGCCTTCTGACCCACGCGGGACAGTGCTGCCTTGACGTTGGCCATAGCGCCGGAGAAGGTTTCGCCGGCCGCCAAAGCGGATCCGCCGAGGTACTTGTCCAACGCGGTGGCAAACGTCTGGAAGTCCACCTCGCCCTTGGACACCATCTCCGACACATCCTGTGTGGAGACGCCCAGTTGGTCGGAGAGCGCCTGCAGTACGGGCACGCCACGGCTGGTGAGCTGGAGCATGTCGTCGCCCTGCAGCTTGCCGCGAGCCATCACGGACGTGAAGATCGCGCCCGCATCACTGAAGCCCATGCCGGCGATCTGCGCCGTGTCACCCACGGTCTTCAAGACCTGCGTTAGCTGCTCGCCCGGCTTGATGCCACTGGCGACGGCAGCAGCGGCAACGGAAGCGGCCTCGTCTAACCCGTAGGCAGTGCCCTTCACCGCCAGATTCGCGTTCGCCATGATTTCGCCGATGGCCTCGGCGGAATGGCCCAGACCCTTCAGCTTGGCCTGCGCGTTCTCGATGTTCAGAGCGCGGGCGAAACCGCCCTTCGCCGCCAAGGCCGTGATACCGACGCCGATGGTGGTAATGGCACCGAGTCCGACCTTGCCGATCTTGCCGAAGCCAGTGACGGCGCTTTTGGTCACGCCTGTGAGCATGTCCGACAGCTTGGTGCCGCCGGTTTTCGCTCCAACTGTCAGGCCGTCGCCGAGTTGGGATCCGAGTCTGGACCCGGCACCAGTGGCGTCGATTCCCTTGAGTTCCCTGTTGAAGGTGGAGCTGAGGTCTTTGAAGCGGGGAACGATGTCAACCCATGCTGTGGCGAGCGATGCCATCGGCGCCTCTCTTCGGTTATGTGCTTGCCGCTATGCGCGGCTGGTTCAGGTAGTCGCGCAGGGACCGTTTGTCCATGCCGACCAAATCGTTCCTGCGAACCACGTCACGGCGGTCGGGATCATGGTTTGATGTTCCGGGCGGTTGCACAGGCTTGGGTTTCCTGCGGCCTTTCTGGCCGTCCTTGGTTTTGGCCCACACGAGCCAGCGCAGCGAATATTCGATGCTGCGCATCCAGAAGTCGATGGGCTTCCATGCCATCCGCTTGTCCAATGCCTTGGCGAGCGGTGTGCCCGGTTCGCTGTTTGCGGCGATCAGGTAGATGTCATGCCATGACAGCAGCGGGCGTCCCAGCCATCTGAGCCGGACGCCCGCTTTGATCAGTTCGTATTCGAGTTCATCCCTGTGGTTGTCGATCAGCCACAGGACTACTCCTAGTCTTTTGGGTTCTTGGTCCACGCTTCGATGAAGTCGTTCAGCTGCTGTGGATGCAGCTTGTCAAGCTCCTTGCGGGCTTCTTCAGGGAACAGGTCGTAGAACGCCTCGATGTCGCCAGCTGTGATGCGCCGCAGGTCGCCCAAGGTCAGGCTATCGCTTGACTTGACCTGATAGCGGGTCTTGGATCCGGGGAACTGCACTTCGATGGTGTCGGTTCCGCTCGGCTGGTAGTCGTTGATGGTGATTGCCATGTTCGTGTCCTTTGAATGTTCAATGTCATGACTGTGGGTAAAAAAATCGCCCATGCCGGCAGTCATGACTGAACTTCGGCATGAGCGATAAGTTGAAATCTTAAGCGACCTCTATTCGGAATATTGAGATCAGCAGATTCTAAAATGGCTGTGTCTGCAGAATTGCGCTGATAACGACTTGTGTACGTTTAGTCTCCGGGCAGTTCCTTCCTTCCCCCGTTTTCCTCGATGGTCCTCCGCAAGGAATCTTTGAGGGTGTCGGAAAATGGCTGAGAATTAACCCAATCAAGCAGTTCGTCCGGATTGTCTCCGCTCTGAAGACGATTCTTCAGATTGCTTTTTGCGATATGTCCAATGCCGTTTTCTACGGCGAAATCCGTCGCGGCCCCGGACAAAAGGAGTGCCGCTAGTCCGGCCTCCATAGATCCGCCGCCAATATGGCTGAGTGTTGAGGTGATGGCTGATGCACCTTTGTATGGCATTGCCATTTTCACAATCCCATATATTGTTGCCGGAACGGCGATGCCGAGAACTTTGCTGATTACTTTTTCCATTGGGTTGTCCTTTGCTGCGTCAACGGATTGTGAGTACAGTATAGCAACTAGATGGAAAAGAAATTACCTTATGGAGTGTTTCTTTGCTACCCTGTTGCTTATGGGCATAGATGAACGACGAATCAAGTTGTTGCAAGAGAATCTTGAGGTTATCCGCAAGATTGCGGGGTGGACTGGGCAACGAATGGCTGAAGAAATCGGAGTAACTCGTCAAACGATTGGGAATCTCGAAAAAGGCCGTCAAAGAATGAGTAAAACCCAATACCTGGCTTTACGATCGGTTCTCAATTTTGAGATTGCAAATAGCAAAAATGGAGAATTGGCGAAAATCATTCGAGTCCTTGTGGACGAACCGGCTGAGGACACCGAGCATGACGTTAAAGATGGCAAGGGAGAACAAGCCTTTAAGCAAACAGCAATGTCGGATCTGAGCAGCACGACAACGGCTTGGGCTGATCCTAAAAAAATCGCTGCTGCAGCAGCAGCTACTGCTGCGGCTGCGGGAAGCCTTGGCTTTATGGTTCCAGTTGTGGCTACCGCAACCGCAAAACTTCTTCGATCGTTCAAGTAGCTGCCTACATGATGTTCTCGCTTACCGCCTTGTCTAGCTCTTGGTGGAGGTCTTGGCAGTGGTCTTGGCCGTGCGGCTGGTTGCGGTCTTTGTCTTGGCTGCCTTGGCGAGCGTCGGCACGGTCGCGTCGGTGAACGCTGCGGCACTCTTCGCGGCGGGGGTCGCGGATGCGACATAGGCGATGTATTCGTAGGCGGTGTTGCCGTCCGTGTCGGGCAGTGCGTTGATGGTCGGCGTGTAGGTGATCGGGTCGCCGTCGGTGTATTCCACGTCGTCGAGTTCGCTCATCTTGCCCTGCGGCACGACGATGCGCTTGATGCGGTTGTTCGTCATGGCGAACTCGAACACGAGCAGCAGCAGAGGGCCGTCCTTGCCGTTGTGCTTGACCGTGATGGTCTTCTGGTCGCTTTCGCCGGTGACGGTCACGTTGTCCGGCCCGTACACGAGCGCCAGCGTATCCTCGGTGGTTTCGATCATGCCGAACTGGAAGCTCTCCGCGCGAGATGTGACCACGCTCAGCACACGGTCTCCGCCGAAGGCGTTGATGTCGCTGGTATCGGAGTCGATGGTGTTGGTGATGCCATCCTCGCTCAGATAGCCGCCGTCGCGCAGCGTGTCCGGCAGAGGGGTGGTCGCGTCGGTCGGCACGGTCGCCTGGCCGGAGATGGCCCACCACATGCCGCCCGCGTATCGTCCGCCTTCGCCATGCGGCTTGCCGATGGATACGTTCTGGGAGTCTGGAGTGCCCATAGTGTTCCTTCCTCGCCGCCTATTGGGCGGCTTCGTATTTGTGGACCGTCAGTTCGACGGTGATCTGGTATCTGGGCGTGGATTCGTCCAGCGGGAAATTGATGGTGCTTTGCACATCGATGCGGGCGACGTTCGGCATCTGCCATGCCCGTTCGAGCACGGTTTTGGCCAGGTCGGCGAGTTTTGCCGCCTTGACGCGGGATCCGGCCCAGCATTGGATGGCGAGCATCGGGGTGTCGATAAACTTGGTTTCGCCGCCGCCCACCCGTTCGATGGTGACGAACCGTTCTGGGCGATGCGGAGGCACGTCGAGACTGACTGGGATTCCGTCGAGTTCGGGCTGTTCGGACAGCCATTGCGCCAACTGGGTCTCGGTGTCGAGCATCAGCCGCCGCCTTGCAGCGTCTTCAGCAGCGTGTTGTGTTTGGCGTTCGAGCGCTTCGTGTGCAAATCGGTGGTTTTGACCATGCCGTGCGCGCGGGGCTTCGAGCCTGAACCAATGATTGCGTCGCCGACGTATCCCTTGGCGTTGTGCATGCCGTTGGCCGTCGAAGCCACGCGTTTGGCCTGTTGGTCGATTTCTTTGAGTACGCCGGAGGAAGTCAGCACCTCGGTCATGCCCTTGCGATGGGTCTGTATTCTGATTCTCGCCATGTTCAGCCGTCGCTTCTTGTCACTGGTACGGTCATGTTCCATTCGGTCGGAGTCATGCCGCCATCCACGGGGAACGGATCCCCGACCACCTTGTATTCATGGCCTCGCACGACGATGGTCTGCCCCCGCAGCGCATCGCCCTTGTAGTCGCGCGGGAAATACAGGTTGGCGTCAATTCGGATGCTGTTCGGCCGATTGGAGTCGCCAGGATTCTCACCATTCGGGGCTCCGACGAGCACGTTGCCCACGGTCTCCGGCTTTGTTTCGTAGACGGGGTTGTTGCCTTCGTCCAGACAGGTCTGCACTCTTCGCAGCACGGTGACGGTCTCGCCCTTCATCGGCTGCCTCCGGCCATGTCCAGATGGAAGGCGTGCGACACGCCCACGCCCAGACGGGCTTTCTCCGCGCGGGTCAGGTAGAGATCGCCCATCGGGTTGCTGTAGGTGAACGATTCGCTGAAGCTGCCGGCAGTCTGCTGCGCGTTGGTCACGCCGAGATGGTCGTCGTCAACGAGCATCTTGCGGATCACCATCGCGCAGACGATGGCCTTGAGCGTGCGTTCGGAAGCCTCGGCCCATTTGGGGCAGGCGTCCACGATGATCTGCGTGGCATCCTCCAACAGGGTGGCGGCGGTTTCCCGTTCCGCCGCCGTCAGGATATGCCAGCGCTTCTCAACGTCTTCGTACGAACGGTTCGGCGGTTGCCGCCGATGTTACTTGCCGGCCTTCGCGGCGCGGCTGGCGGCGGGGGTGCCGGTCTTGAGCACGGCGAGCGCCTTCGGGTCGAGGATTGCGTAGGAGAACACGGCCTCGGAACGGTAGGCCACTTGGTTGGAGCCGGCCAAGTCGATGCCGGTGTTGTTCGGGTCGCCATAGGGAATGACCTCGGCGGTGATCGGTCGGACGAGTCGCCAGCGGATCGTGGTGAAGTCGCCCATGAAGGCGAGCACGTTCGTGGCGGTGGTGGCGTATTCGCCTTCGACGGTGGTGGAGGTGGATGCGGGGATGCCGTCGATGGTGCCGGCGTTCAGGCTCAGCGGGATCTCCGGGAACTGACGTGCGCCGGTGGCGGTGACGCGCAGCTTGCGCAGCGTGTTGGCGAACACGCGGGACAGGGCGACGCCGTTGATGTTGACCTTCAGCAGCTGGTCGGTCATCAGGTCGAGGTTGGCGAGCGCGTCGGCTCCAGCGGTGACCTGCGCGGCTTCGCCGGACAATGCGGTGTATCCGGCGAGGGTTTCGCCGGATGCGGGGTTGACGGCGTGGTAGACCACGTAGTCCAATGCTTCGCCCAGGGCGGCGGCCTGGTCGGCCTGGATTGCGTCGAGAATTTGCAGCTGGTCGTCTTCGTCGGCCCACTGGAGCTGCTTGGAGACGCGAGTGGTGCACTGTACTGTGAAGCGCTTGCCTTCCTTCGGTGTGATGGGCTGCTCGTAGCCGCCCTTCTTCGCGCCTTCGGCCACGACCTCGGCGCGTGCCTTGCCGTTGAACACGTTGTACTTGTCATCGAGGAAGCCGAGCTTGTCAGCGGGGCTGAGAGTGGCGATGGTGCTCGTGTCGTGCGCCTTGCCGACGACGGCAAGGGACACATCGGTGGGCAGGGTCACCTGCGTGGTTTGCAATGCTGCCATATTTGTTTATTGCCTTCCTAAGGTTGGGGTCAGTTGGTGCCGAACAGCTGTTTGAGCAACAGCATGTTCGGGTTGTCGTTGCCGGTCTTCGTCTTCGGGGTGCCGGACGGGTTGGGAACGGCGGGCGCGGTGGGCTTGGATACCGTGGACAGGTAGGTTTTCAGTGCCTCGGCGTGCGCGTTGATCTCTTCCTCGCTGTCGCCTCGGATCAGATCGACGGGAATTCCGGTCGCCTTCGCGGCCGCGTTCTTCCAGTCAAGCCGCTGCTGCGCGGTCTTCAGGTCGTCGAGCGCCTTTTCAGCGGTTTCGGCGCGATGGGTCAGCTTGTCCACCGTTTCGCCGCTGGCCTTCATCTGGCCCTCAAGGTCATGGGAGCGCTTCACCGCCTCGTGGTATTTGGCCTCCCAATCGACCTGTTTTTGGGTTTCGTTCGTTTCGGGATCCGGCGGCTGTTCGCCGCCTCCCTCGGCGGGTGGCGCGTCCACCGTTCGGATGTGCCTGGGATACCGTGGTTGCCACGGTCTGAACATGGTTTCATCTCCAATCAGCCCGTTCAGAGCCTAGAAAAAGCCCCGGCTGGGGCTGAAATTCGGTGTGTCAAAGAGAGGTCAGCGGATGCTGCCATCCGTCTTCCTGAAGAATTCGGGGTGCTGGCGGCGCATGATCGCCGCGAGACTGTTGAGGTTGTTGGGATTGCCCGGCTCGTAGGTGTGGGTTCGACGTTTGCTGTTCCTCTGCGTGATGGTCACTGTGTACGGCGATACGTTGCCGGCCGCTTCCAGTAGCAGCGGATCCGCATGACGGCTTTCCAAGGCGTCGCGGGCCTGACGGTACATCCGCTCGTAGGCATCGGGGTCGTAGCCCTCGATATGGTTCGAGCCCTTGTCCCATTCGGGAACTATCTCGCAATCGCAGTCATCGTGAAAGTCGTGGTCGGCTCCGGCGGTGACTTCGCTTGTATAGATGTAGCCGCGTCCCGCCAGCATGAGGCAGAACGGGCAGGTGCGCTCGCCGGATGGCACGCGGGCCTAGCCCGGTTTGCGCGGATCGCGTTGCGCGTTGGCCTGTATGGTCAGTCTTCCGGGGTCCTTCACGTTGCGGTCGAGGAACTTGTTCGCCCATCTGAGGAACTGTTCGGGATCCGCCGGCGTGCCATCGGGCTTGTCGAACAACAGCCCCGCGTTCGCACGGATGACGCCACGTGCAGCCTCGTCGTCGAACCCGTTGACCGGCTGCGCCTCGAAACCATCGCCGAACCATCGCCGCCACAGTTCGTCATACCATTGCGCGGCCGCGACGGAACCGATGTCGCCGTATTTGCGGCACAACGCCGGCAACAGGTCGAGCAGTATGTCACGCTGCCTGGCCGGCGGCAGTCCCTCCAGCTCCATCCACAGCCGGCCCAACTCCCGTCGGGCCAGACTCACCGCTTGGCTCTGCGCTTTGCCCAGACGGGCCACGTCCGTTCGCGTCACCGACGCCATCAACGCCTCCATCCTTGGTCAGCATGTCCAGCACGCTTCGCGCCTGGCTGCGCGTGACTTCGTTTTGCAATGAGGTGATCTCGTCGTTGGTCAGGCCGAGACGGCGTAGGCCCACGGTGCTGTTCGCATAGGCCTCGTTCACGCCGCTGATCTTCACGTAGGCGTCGGCCCTCGCGGCATCCGAGATCTCACGGGTCGGCATCCACACCGGCTTGACCGACTTCAGGTCATCGGGCGGCGCGGCAAATCCGTCGCGCAGACACACGGTCATGCGCAGCAAGTGCTCCAGTTGCAGGCCGAACAGACGGTTCTGCCGGTCCGCCTCACGGGTGAGCTTGCGCTCCGCCGCCGCCATCGCCTCCGCCGACGTGGGATTATCCAAGGTGATGCCCAGATTGTCCGCCGGAAGATTCGTCTCCGACGCCACCACCAGCGCAATGGTCTTCAACATGTCGCTGTGCGGCTGCATCGAAGCCTGGCTGATCTGATGCAGCTCAGGGTTCTTGCCGTCGATGTCGCCATCGATCGCGTTGATCGCCGACACCAAGGAAGACCACGTGTCCTGATTGAACGCATCCTCGGGAGCTCCCAGGAACCATAGTTTGGGCACGCTGGAGAACCCGGCGCTCGCCTCCATGCGCACCAGCGTCCTGAACCCCATGTCGGTCAACGACATCAAAGGCCTCGTGATGCGGGCACGTCCCAGCGGACGCGACAGCTGGGGGTCGCTGACGAACGGTATGGCCGTGGGTTCCGGCCAGTTCGTCATGATCCGCTCGGCCTCCCAACGGCCACGGTCGCCGCGAACCACGGTATATACCTTGTTGGGAAGGAGCACATTGAACGCGGTGATGCGCCCTTTGCTGGTCGCGTCGTTGATGGTCAGCACAGCGGCGAGCCGGTTGTGCCGGCCGTCCCAGATGGCGGCACTGTATTCCGCGCTGCGCGGCGTGACGATGATGCCCTCCGCATCCTTTGTGATGGTCAGGAACGCGCATCCGTGCATGTACGCGGAAACAATGGTCTGCGGTATCGCCAACTCCAACGCGGTCTCGTCGGTCAACTCGCCGATGCCATACGAGTCGATGCCGCCCAGATCCCATCCGTCGAACACGCTCAGGTCGGCGAGCGCCCTGACGGCCTTGGCGGGCCATCCGACGCATGCGCTCACGTTCGCGCGAATCCGGTCTGGGATGCTGATGCCGAAGTCCTTGAACCGGTAGCGAGCGAAATAGTAGCCGCTACGGATCAGGTTGTAGGGGTATCGGTCGCGCCACACCTTGCATAGTGCTCGGATCATCGGCATGTCCGCGTCGTCAACGCCGTCGATGCTCGCCGCGCCCAGGCTGTTCACGTCCAACGGGCGTTTTACGGCGGCGCTCCAGATGCCCTCGTCCGTCATAGGTTCGTCTTTCTCTTCTAGTGCATGACGTGCTGCCGCCGGTTCGGGTTGCGGCGTGTAATCCACGCGCCCTGCGGCGCCATCGTGCAGGCAACCAATGGGGAGATGTCGATGTCGGATCCGGTCTTGTTCCAGCCGAACGCGCCGCTTTTGCCGATCGGTCTCGTGGTCGCGTTCGACACCGCCATAGCCAATTGGGGCTGGGCGTCATCGGACAGGTGCCTCAATGTGCCGGCGGTGAGCATGTCCAATACGCGGCCGCATGCCTGGCCCATGCCGTTGGTGGTGTTCACCATGACCTTCACGCCGCGTGACTTCAGTTCAGGCAGCAGCACCATCGCGGGGCTCTGCGCGTCGATGACCACGGCGGCGGTCTTCGGCCAGCGCTTCGCGATCCAATCGGCGGCCCATGCGGTGCCATGCTTCTTCGTATCCCGGTATTCCGCCAGTTCGATGTGCGCGGTGCCATCCGAATACTTCATGCACGCTCCGATGGCCAGTGCGCTGCGGTCCGGGGACATGTCGATGCCGAACGAGGTGACGCCTCCATCGGCGCGTGCTTCCACGGTGCCGTTCGCCCATAGTTGCGGGTTGATGGCGCTGGAGACGGTGGTTTCGTCCCATATGCCAAGGCCTTCGCGCCGGAACGAATCATCGCCCAGGTTCTTCTTCATACGCAGGATGGCCGCTTCGCCGGTGCGATGCGGATACGACGGGTTCGCCACGGCCCATTGCCTGCGGTCGTCGGAGTCGGCGTCCTTGTCGGCGCTGAACTCCACGTACAGCATGTCGGTGCTGTCGCCCTTCAACGCCTCGTCGCGGCGCATGGCGAACACCTCGGACGGATCCGAGGGCTTTGGCGGCGTTCCCATGTAGACGATCAGCGGGTTACGTGCCGCGTTCGTAGCCGGGATCATGTCATCCAACGCGCGTTCTGTCAGGATCTGTGCCTCGTCGAACACTTCGATGTCCACGCTGTCGAAGCCACGGCCGAAGCCGTTCTCCCTAGCGCAGAACATGATGCGGGATCCGTTGACGAACACGATTTCCTGTTGCCCGTTCGCCCGTCTCGGCTCGCCGTCAACGAACCGGCTTATCGCCTTGCGCCGCACCAGAGCGCACATGAACTTGAATGTTTCGTCGCTCGTGCGCGTCCTATGCGCGGTCCACAACACCTTCAAGGGGTAATCGCTCAGGATGCACAGCATCACGATTATCGTGCCGATCAGGAACGTCTTGCCGACCTGACGGCAAATGCTGACGACCACGCCGCCGATGCCGGCGGCATACACTCCATCGGAGGTCTTGCCGAGGATGCAGCGGCCCGATTGGCGCTGCCAGCCGTCGTATTCGATGCCGCACAATCTTGCTTGGGCTTCCACCTTCGGCCAGCCGGTCGTCTCAATATCCTTGGGCAGCACCACATGCCGCGCCACATCGGACAGCCTGCGCCGGTCGGGTTTGACGCTAGACTTCGCTCGGATCGAACGGTTCATCCTCTACCTCCGTCGCGGTCGGCGCATTGGCCCCGCCGTTCTCGGATTCAAGACGCTCAATCTCCTGGCTCACTTCAAGCAGTTGCCGGGTCAACGACGCCAAATCGCGCGGCGGCGTATCTACATCGAATACCGCTTTTTCAAGCCTATGAAGAGTTCGTTGAAGCAGCACGAGGTAATCATTTGCTTCAGCCATAATGTCTCTCCGGGAAAAGAAAACGCCCACCATCAGGTGGGCGGAAAATCGATGCTTCAGATGTCTGAATGCCCTCGTATCGCTTTGAGGCTTGCGGAGAACCATAACCACTATTTGAAAGGAGTTATCCTGAAATTCAGGATTTAGCCAAGGCTAATTACTCGTCTTCGTTCTTTTTTAGATGTGCTTCCACCCCAGCGGAATTTGCCTTGAAATCGAGCTCATAGCCTTTATCCATGACCATTTCTGCAAGACGTAGGGCAAATAAACTGACCAGAGAAACAAGAAGTACCGCTGAGTCAGCATTCTTCGGAAGAGGCAGCATATCCTTGAGTCCAGAAGACCGTTCGATCATCATGTTTGCCATAATGACCTCCTTCATTTCAGATTACTTTGTGGTTCACATCGTCAGCATCTCCTTTCGCATACAAGTCTACATTCAAATCCATGCAACTGATTGGAAAAATAACGGGGAGGGATTTGGCCAATACTCTGGGGTAGCCGAACGCCGGGCCGGGAGGATACCGTCCCCCAGGCCTGTTACCAATCCGAACTCTTGAACGGCACGGCGGTGGGCTTGAGTGCCGGAGCGCCTTTGGCTTTCTGTCTTGCCCATGCAAGGCTCTTGTCGCTTTTGAGTTGGTTGCAACAGCGATGCACCTTCTCAAGGTTGCGCAGATCCGTCGCGCTTCCGCCGCGACTCACTGGAATGATTTCGTCCACTTCGGCGCTCATTGGATCAGGCCATGCAATCGCATCATCTATAGGCCTATCGCAGATGGCACAGGGCACTTGTTGCGCGAGCACCCGCTGTCTGGCGAGATTGCGGGCCTGACGGTTGATGCGCCGTGGATCCCTGTAGCTTTTGCCGTGAGGCATGCTGGTTGGCCTAGGTATTTGGCGGGTGCCGTGATGCCTGTATCGCAAGCGGAATCTTCAATTATGCGTGAGGCTTGGTGGGCTTCACGGCACCCGTGGGTATGAATATGCCCCGCCGGAGAAAGGAGTAAAGCCGGCGGGGCGGAGGAAAGTCTTGGAAGGTTGCCTTGGTGTTCCTTGCATTGAACGGCAACACTATCATTTTCGCTGCGTTGCACTTCCCGTGCAAGTTCCACAAGGCCTTGCGTCTACTAGATATTTGATATGACGGAATCCGTTACCGGAGGTAACAGCATTCTCGATCTGCCTGTTACAGTCGGAAATCATTGCTGTCGTTGGCTTCATCGTCCCTATATATTCCCTGTAACAGGTGTAACGGGTGTAACAGGTGAAGTATAGGAATCGTGTGGTGAATGAGGGTGGATGTGATCGGTTGCGTCGGTTACATGTGTTACAGCCTTCATCAATCGGCGGTATTCCAACGGTTCCGTCGTAACAGGCAACCGTTACGCGATGCTGCTTGGTAACGGTGTGGCGTGCTTGCGCCCACGGTCTATAAAGTATTGATCAACTCCGAGATGGAGTCAGCGCGCTGGCGTTTCCGCCACATCCGGTAACGGCTCAGGTGGATTCCCCGGCGGCGCGTAGGTTGCGATTGAGATTCAGGCAGTCCGGCCACCGTGGTTGAGCCGGCGGTATGGCGGATGGCCCTCAAAGCGAAGCGCCCTCAAGTTCATTCTTGAGGGCGCTTACTATATGGGGTTCTGATTGGCTTACGCCACGGCGGTGAATTCGGTCGGCTTGTCCGTGTCGATGGCTTTAAGCCGCATTTGGTCCACGGCGTCGGCGACTTCGTTGAGCCGTTCGGGCCAAAGTCCGGCGTACACGTCGAGTGTGATGCTTGCGGTGGCGTGGCCAAGCTGTTTCTGCAGGGTCTTGACATCCGCGCCGCAGGCGATGGCGATGGACGCATAGGTGTGACGGAGGCTGTGGATGTTCACACCTTCGCCTTCCATGCCGGCGTTGCGCACGCTGGGATACCAGATGCGGGTGCGCCAGCTGTGGTCGTGGATGTATCCGCCGCGCTTGGCCCGGAACAGGAACTCGTTCTTGCTTTGCCCGGTGGCTTGTTCCTCCAGTCGGGGAATGAGCGACGGCGGGAGTGCGATGGTTCTTGCCTCACCGCTTTTGGGCGTGCCGAGCTGCATCTTGCCTTCGCCGTCATCGGACCATGTGCGGCGGATGCGGGCCTTGCGGTTCCTGAAGTCGAGATCCTGGATCTGCAGGGCGAGGGCTTCGTTGATGCGCACGCCCGTGTAGGCGAGGAAGCGCACCAGCAGTCCGTCAACGTTGCGTCCTTTGGCGGTCGCTTCGTCGGCGAGCAGTTCGACCTCCGGCACGGTGAGGAACACCATGTCTTCGTCCTTGGACACGATCCGGGGCGTGGTGACCAGTTTGGCCGGGTTTTCCCGGATCCACTTGTTGGTGATGGCGTACTCGAACACGGCCGCCATGACGACCTTGACGATGTTGCGGATGCTGCGGGGGCTCAAGGGCCGTGGCTTCCTCTTGCCGGGCAGTTCGGCCTTGTATCCGCCCTTGGAGAGTTTGTTCACCCATGATTGGAGTTCATTGGGTGTGATTTCGCGTAGCGTCTTGCCGCCCCATGTGGGGTTGATGTACACGCGCAGCTCGCGCTGGTAGCGGCCTAGGGTGGCGGGCTTGACGTCGAGCTTGGTCTCGATCCACTGGTCGGCGACATCCTGGAAGAGTCGCTGGTCGGCGTTGGGATCCACGTAGCGGCCGCGCCGGATGTCGTCTTCGAGTGCGGCTTGGAATTCCTCGGCGTCATAGAGCTTGTCGAACACCTTGGTCTTGGCCTGTTTGCTGCCGTCTGGTTTGATGACGAACCAGCGGCAGCGCCAGCGCTTGCCGATGCCGTAGCGGGGCGTGCGCCATTTCTCCGGGACTTTCGCCTTCATCGGGTCGCGTGCGTTGGCGAGGCTACGTTTGACCGTGGCGGTAGGAGGGTTGCCGTCGGCGTCGTCTTTGAGCCATAGGTCGTCGATGCTCACTCGTGCCATGACGGTCGCTCCTTTCTATCGTTGGATTATTTTGTATGGTTCGGCCATGCCTTCGAGGATTTTGCGGTAGTCCCTGACGAGGTTCACGGTGACGCCGAGTTCGTCTGCGATCTTGTAGGGGCAGGCGTCGTAGGTTTCCTCGGCGTTCGCGTATTCTTGCGGGTCGATAAGGCGGAGGGCGGTTTCGCGCCGGGTCTTCTGCTCTTCGACATCGTGGCCCATGAGTTGGGCGATGCCGTCGCGCCAGTGCTCAGCGTGGATTATCTCGTGCTGCAGGGTCACCCACTTCTGGTTGTCGTTCAGACGCTCGTCGAGGGTGATCCTGCGCCGGTTGTGTTGGTAGCTTCCTAGTCTGTCGTCGTTGATGGTGGTTTCGACTACTTGCAGGCCCATAGCGTGGGCGATGCAGAGTAGGTCGTGATAACTGTTCAACCGGTCCCCTTCTCACTGCTTGCTGGTTGTCAGTTGATCGGAGTGTTCATTTCCTGTTGCTTGTTGTGGTCGGTATACGCGGCGGTGTCGTAGTCGTCCTGCATTGTGCGCCCGGTGACCTTGGCGAGCTGCGTCGCTGCGCCGAGGAATGGGTTCGATGTGGGAATGTCGGCCGGAGCCGTGACCGAACTCGCCGTTTCGGGTTTGCGCTCGGTGGCGTACAGGGTGAAGTCGTAGGTCTTGCCGTCGCGCTGGAAGGTGCCGTGGGTGACTTCGCCCTTGGGGTTCTGCGGCCCGTGGGCCATGAGGTCCTTGGACACCTTCTCCAGCACGCTTTCGTATTCGGCGGGCATGTCCTCGGTGCGCAGCGCATCGAGGACTCGGAGCCTGAGCTCGCTTTGCGCCTTCGTGTATTCGGGCGTGGTGAGTTCCACGTTCGCATAGCCGAAGTCGTTGTGCGCCTGGCTCTTGTACTCGTCGCGGATGGCGTTGATGTCCATGCCGGGATTCTGTTCGACGTACTGTGACAGCGCCTCTATCTCCCTCAGCGCGATGACGGGATCCGTGTCGCACGCCTTGGAGAGGATGATGAGCTCGCTGATTCGGACCGCGCCGCGTTCGGCGTTCACGATGTCCCGCATGCGGCTGTACTTGACGCGGCCGTTGGTTTCACGGTCGATCTCAAGTAGCGATTTCGAGGCGTGTTCGAGCATATACCCGACCACGACGCGGGAGGCCATGTCATATGAGGAGTCGTATGCTTTCATGCCTTCCATTGTGGCACCATTCCGCACACGACATGCCGCATATGCGTAATTAGTTTGTCATTCACGCAATGTGTATGACTCGTGAAGAAAACCATAGAGTTTGGCAAATGCCAAAGTCATGTGCAAAACTAAAGCAATGGGTCAAACGACAAACGCAAATGACCAAATTGATGGCGGGGTTGGCGCAGCGGCCATCCGCCGGATCCGCATCCACACCATTCTGCATCGCAGCCTTCCCGAACTGTCGGCGGCGGTCACGTCGAAGACCCTGCTGGGAGGACGCAACGGCAACGGCGGCTTCTCCACCGATCAGGAGACATTGAAGCTGATCGGAGCGCTGTGGGCCTACGACGAGGACGCCGACACCATCACCCTGGAACAGGCCACCCTGCTGAAGAAGATCGGCACGGGCGACACGATGGTCGCCCGCCATGTGCAGGAGAACGCGGTCAGTTTCAGGAACAAGGCCACGTTCATCATCGCGTCGAACAATCCGGTCATCATGAGCATGACCGAGGCGTTGGAACGTCGCCGTGTGTTCGTGCGCATGAGGGACGGCCGTGCCGATGAGGAATTCGTCGATCTGTTGAGATTCCGTGACGAGCATGGCATAGCCCCGTTCCTGATGGCCTCATGCCGCCTGTGGGAGGTGCGTGGCGACAAACCCTGGAACGATGTGGTCATCGGATCCGCCGACGACCTGACCGAGGCGCAGCAGTGGATCGTAGACTGCATCGTGGCGAACGGGTACGCCGTCAGCCGTGACAACCCGAACCACGAGACCGACATGGCGCACCGCAACACCGTCACGAAACTGGGCCTGAAATCGAAGCCCAAGCGCATCAACGGCGAGGTCGTGCGCGTGCTGGTGGTCAGGAACGAACACGTGTTCAGCGTGTACCGCGACAGCGCCGCCAAGGACATGACCGAAGCCCTGCAGGAAGACGAAACCCAACCGGTGCCACCTTTGCCGGCTCCCATCGAGGGCGGCGGCGTTGCCACGCCGGACGATTGCGGATACCCGGTCACATTCGGCACGGTCAACGACGGAAAACGCTCCTTCGACTGGGCCAGGAACCGCACGCTGCCGGAAGGCAAGCACCCGCCGACGGGCGTGGCCGCGTATGCGGTCGTTCCCTCTGCGGGCATGGCGATCATCGATCTGGACGTGGCCAAGGATCCGACAACCGGCGAAGTACTCAAGGACGCTCCTACAGGTTGGGACATCTTCAACCGCGAAATCGGCGAATACGGTTCCGAGGATTTCCCGAAGACGTATCTCGTGGGCACACCCACCGGCCGCAGGAACGGTTTGCCCTCCGCACACGCCTACTACCTGATCCCGCCCGAACTACGGGGCCTGCTGAAGAACGCCGTCCATGAGAAAGGCATGCCGGTCGACATCCGCTGCGAGGGCAAGGGCTACGTGGTCGGCGCGAGCAGCCGGATACCGAGCGGCGACTACCTGCTGCTTGACCTACCGGACGGCCAGCCGCCGATGATGCCACCCAAGATGGAGCGATGGCTGATCGACCACGGCTACGTGACCGAAACCAATGACCAGGCTTCCACGCCCAAGCCGGAGCATACGGCGTGGATCCCGTCATTGAGCGAGCTGATGCGCCAGCCCATCACGGTCGGATCAACGCCGAACGGAAAACCCGACATGACGCCGATACCGGCCGGAAGCCGGAACAACGACCTCCACGCGTGGGCCTACGGAAGACTGCTGAACCATCCCGACAACGCGGAGACGATCCGACGCGATTTGTTCGAGCGCGGGCATGCCAGCGGTCTGGACGACGCGGAGCTGGAGACGATCTGGCAGTCCATCCGCCGCCAACTAGGAGGCGACTGACATGCCGAGACGGAAACCACCGTGGCTCAAACTCCTGTGCCCGCCGGGCGTGAACCCCGCGCACCTGACCGCACGGCGCTGCGGCACATGCCGCGAATGGGTGGCGGTGGACACCGGCGGGCCGGTCGAAGAGGTCTACGACCCCGGCGTGCTGGGCGCAACGGATCTGGCCACGGCCATCATCCTGGGCCGCAGGTTCACGCGCATCCAGCCTATCGCCGGCACCACGCTGATCGGACTGCGCACCCCATGCGGCACGCGGGGCATCCAACCGGACGGCATGTACCTCGCAGCCCACGAGTGCTTCCGCACGCCGATCAGCGTGAAGCCGTTCAAACCACCCAAACGCACGGCAGCGGCCAAGTGGAACGGGCCGCAACTAAGCGACAGGGAAATAAGCGCTTTCGAGACAGTCTGGAGGAACAAACCATGACCATCACACACCAACCGCAACCACCCAGCATCCACGCGCATCGGCTCGCCGGACTCGTGCCGGCGGTACTGGCCACGCTGCGCACACCGGCCGCAATGGTCGGGTTCGGCACCGCCGCCGGATACGTGCGTGTCTGCCAGTGCGGATACGCCACACGCGACCCCAACCGGTTCGCACAGCACTTGGAACACAAGATCGGAGAAACCATCATGAACAATCCGCTGGCATTCCTTGACGACCCCACGCCCACGATCAGACACAGGCTCGTGGACACCGCACGCAATGGGCGGATCTTCGTCTGCTCGTGCGGCCGCGACTACCCGTCGCTCACCGCCATGCAGGAACACATCCGCGCCATGAACGAGAGGTACGACGATGACAACCAACGAGTGAACCGCATCTGGTGGTCACCGAATACGACGGCCACACGATGCGCTGGTGGTGCTCGTGCGGATACGACACCGACAGCCTGCAATCAATCAAACAACACCTGGAGAGGAAGGATCACGATGACCGGACCATGCGTGAACGATGACGGAGCTGACACCGTGAACGGACGGCTGCTGTGCAAGGGCTGCGAGCGCCGGCTTCTGGATGCCCTAGTCACGATAGGCGCGGACGCTATGCCGTTGCTGTTGGTCGCCACCAAGAGGGCCAGCGTCAGCATGCCGGGCAGCGGCAGGCACCGTCGCCGCTGCGCGACGGCATGTGGGAACTGTACTGCGACGCGGAGCGGTTGTTGCGCCAGCTGGGTTTGCGGTTCGGTTATCCGAAGGCCGTGGATCCACGCGCCACCGTGACCGCGTTGGCGAACGCCGCCATCATGGATCCCGAACCGTTGCTATCGAGCGGGACGTGCTTGCTTGGTATCAGGACATCACCGCCATCGCCGAGCGGATCCACATGGCGGTCAATCCACCGAAACCGCGCATAGCGTTCGGCGCATGCCCCGACTGCGGAAGCGTGGTGTGGGGCGACCCCGACGAACAATACGGTGAATGCGCCGGATGCGGCAGTCAAGTGAGCCGTCGGGCCGTCTCCGACCGTTTGCTCGCCAGACTGATCGTCAGCGAGATCAGGGGCACCGCAAAGCAGTTGAGTGCCGAATGCGCCAAAGCGGGCATCCGATTACCCGCAAGCACCATCCGCAGCTGGGCGAAACGAGGTCGCCTATCGTCCGATGCAAATGGTGAGATTACTATGAGTTCACTTGTCCCGCTGCTGCAGAAGAGAGTAGGATATTGAACATATACTGCTGGGTATGAATGCAATAACTGCGCCTGTGCAAGTCGAAATAGTGAATAATGCCAATTTGCTGACAGATTATGTCCTTCCCGTTGCGGCATTTCTGATTTCGTTGGGCACGCTGATTTGGAGCATATGGAATAACCAGCGAGACAAAGCAAGGATTGAAGTGTCCGTTGATTACGCAATGCTCTTAACGGATTCGGCACCACCTATGTTGACTGTAACCGCGACGCAGATCGGTCAATCGGGAAGAGCGCAAGTAACCGGCATCGGGTTTCAAATCAAGAAGCAGAAATGGCAAATCACTCGTCCGAGTAGTATGAACCCTCTCAATACTCCGTTGCCCAAAACTCTTGAAGCAGGTGATACGGCCATTGCGTTCTATGAAATTGAGGGGATTGCGGATGTCTGTCGGAAGAACGGCATTGATCCTAGGAATCTGCGGCCCTTTGTCCGAACGACGAGAAAAAGGACTTTGGGGAAGATGCCCAAGAATGCGATAGTCGCCATTAAGGACCAGATGGAGGAAGGCGCAGCGTCATAAAAATTCACTGTGCCGTGGTTAACATCCGTTAACACAATTTCAGGCCTCGAAACGGCTTTCCAAGAAGAAGAAAAGAGCCCTACTTCCCAAGCGGGAGTAGGGCTCTCGTGGTCGGGCCGGCGGGATTTGAACCCGCGACATCTTGCTCCCAAAGCAAGCGCGCTACCAAACTGCGCTACGGCCCGGTAATTATGCCACTTGGCACAACTCTTCTAGCCTACACATACCTTAAGACGGTACATGCCTCCAGATGACTCATTTTTGACGTTCAGATAGGCCGAGAAAATCGGAGGTCTGCGGTCATTGTTACTGAGTGTTACTGGCGGTCATTTTTCAATTTTCAGTGAAGTCCTAAAAC